TAGATACGTTGCAATAGGCACAGATAAATTTTTACTTATATACTTTGAAGGTAGATTGTATGATGTTACACCACTTGCAACTACAATATCAAGTGCAACATTCACATCAACAGGTAGCGTAACAATTACTATTACTACATCTGCAGATCATGGTTTAGAAATAGGAGACATAGTATTATTCGATAGTGTAACACTACCATCAGGTACAGGTAAATCTGCATCTGACTTTGAAGATAAATCTTTTCAAATCCTAACAGTTCCAACATCAAAAACATTTACTGTTAATTTTACCAGTACAGTTAGTGCTGCATCTGGTGGAAGCATAGATCTAAAACCGTATGAAAAAGTAGGACCCTCCGCTCAGTCTTACGGTTATGGATTTGGTATTGGTAATTATGGTGGTACTGTAACCGGTGTTATTTCAACAACTTTAAACGGATCGTTGGGCGCAAACACTACAGGAACGGGCGGAGGGGCTACTGTCACATTAACATCTACCACTGGTTTTCCAACAGGTGGTGGAACAGTAGCTGTTGCAAATGAGTTAATCACATACACAGGTATTAGTTCAAATGATTTAACAGGTATCACAAGAGGAGCGTTAGGCACAGCAACGTTTGGTACATCTAACGGACAAGCTCACAGCAGTGGTGCAACGGTTACAAACGCTACAACGTTTGCCGGATACGGTAACGCTGTCAACGCTGCAACTGTAACACTAGAACCAGGACTTTGGTCACTAGATAACTTTGGACAAGTTCTTATTGCAACTATTGCAAATGGTAAAACATTTACATGGGACGCATCTATTACAGCTAAGTTTACAACAAGAGCATCAACTACGACATCTGGTTTTGCAACAGGAAACAATCCAACAGCAACAAGAGTTACATTAGTTTCACCAACAACAAGACACTTAATACATCTTGGAACAGAGACCACTATCGGTACATCCACAACACAAGATGATATGTTTATAAGATTCTCTGACCAAGAAGATATTAACACCTACGCACCATCTGCAATAAATACTGCAGGGACTTTAAGATTACAAGATGGTACAAAAATTATGGGTGCTATAAAAGCAAAAGAAGTTATTTTAGTATGGACTGATAATGCTTTGTATACCATGAAATTTATTGGTGCTCCTTTTACATTTGGTTTGGAACAGGTTGGTACAAACTGTGGTTTGATAGGCAAGAATGCAGTTGTAGAAATAGATGGAGCTGCGTTCTGGTTAAGTCCAAAAGGTTTCTTTTTATTTGATGGTACAGTTAAATCTTTACCATGTACTGTTGAAGATTTTGTTTATGATAACTTTGATACTACAAAAGGACAACAGGTATCTGCAGGATTAAATAACTTGTTTACAGAAATTACTTGGTCTTATCCAGCACAAGGTTCTACGTTTAATGACAAGTATGTAGTATTTAATTACGCTGAATCTGGTGGTGTCCCTGGCGGTGTTTGGTACACAGGAACAGAAGCAAGAACAAGTTGGATGGATGCAACAGTATATAAAAACCCTTTTGCAACTAAATACAATAGTTCTGCAACAGGTACTTTTCCAGAAATTATAGGTGAGTCTGGTTTAGGTCAAAGTATTTTATTTGAACATGAAGTAGGAACAGATCAAATTAATCCAGACGGTACAACAACAACGGTACCATCTTTTATATCGTCTTATGATATAGATCTAGAAGCAAGAAGAACAGGATCAGATGGAAAAACTTCAGGTCCTAAAGTAGCTGGTGAAGTATTTTTAGCTATGAGAAGATTTATACCAGATTTTAAAACGTTAGAAGGTAATGCAAAAGTTAGTTTAAATGTAAAAAGGTACCCACAGCAAGCAGAATCACAAACTGCATTAAGTCCTTTTACAATAACATCTAGTACAGATAAAAAAGACACAAGAGCAAGAGGTAGATTTGTAAGTGTTAAAATAGAAAACGATGCAGTTAATGAGTCTTGGAGGTTTGGAACTTTAAGATTAGATTTACAAGCAGATGGGAGACGTTAATGCCAAAGATTAATGTAAGAATACCAGAACCAAAAGAAGAATACGATTTCTCAAACCAAAAACAAATAAACAGAACTTTGTCTTTGGTAGTAGAACAGTTAAACTCAACATATTTAAGTGAAACAAAACAGGAGCAAGAGAGATTCTCTTGGTTTATAAGTGGCTAATATATATAAAAACGAATTAGTAGATTTAACTACTACAGATAATACTACGATCTACACTGCACCCGCTAGTTCTAGAGCTATAATTAAAAGCATACTAGTAACAGAGGATGCTGGATCAGGGTCTACAATAACTTTCACTATAACAAATGCTGCTACAGCAGTATTTAATTTGTTTAAAGACAAAGCAATAGCCTCAAAAGCAACAACAGAACTGTTAACTCACCCTTTAATTTTGGAGGAAAATGAGGTATTAAAGGCACAAGCAGCAGATGCAAATGAATTACACGTTATTGCATCAATATTGGAGATAAATAGAGACTAATGGCATTCATAGAACAAGAAGCAAAAGCAGAATATAAAATAATTAATGGTAAGAAAACATTAGTGATTACACCTGAATGTGAGATTACATTAAAAAATTTAGAAACAGGACAAGAATACAACTCAGACAAAGAAGCTGATGACGATGTAGATAATCCTGAGACACCTACGAAAAGAGAACACATCTCTCGTAGCGTAAAATTAACAGTTGAGTCTTTACCACTTGGTAGTGATTCAAATTTATAATATACTGGTACGATGGCAATAACTAGAGCACAACAAGCAAAACAGATGTTACAAGATGGAGGTATGTTAGTATCACCATCTAAAGATGGAAAAAGACCTGGATACAGAAGATCTAAGTATGATGCTTCTGGTGGGGGAACTCGTAGTAGTAAAAGTGCTCCAGGAAGTCCCGGACCAGATAGAGAAGATAGAGCTAATTTAAGAGAACAAGCATCTGTAGCTTCTACTCTTACGGGAGGTAGAAAAACACCTACGATGCAAGAGGTAAAAGATATTGTTAGAGCAGGTCCGGATGACAGAGGTAATCCTCTACAGAATAGAAATCAAAGAAACATTGTTGAATACAATAAAAATTTAAAAAAAATAGAAGAAGATAAAGATTTAAATTTTATAGAAAAATTTAATGCAAAGAAAAGATTAAAAAATCAAAGATTTATTAATCAAAAATATTCTAGACTAGCTGCTGGCATGGCTCAAAAATACGGGTTGTCTCAAGATCAACTACAAGATTTATTAGAAGCGTATGGCAGGGACGAAGATCAAGTAGGACTTTTTTCAAAAATGCAAGACATATTAGATATGGATCCTAGCGCTAGAAATTTAGGTCAAGATTTTAATGAAGATATAATGAAAGGAGCTTTAGGCGCCATAGAATTATCTCCAAGAATGAAAAAAGGAGTTCCTTTATCTACTGCAGAACTTTTTGATATGACAGATCCAACAAGTAGAATAGAATTGCCAGGTATTTTAGGTCTTGCTCAAGGAGATGAAAGTTTTTCTAATGTATTATCTGGATTAAATAGATTAAAAACTTTAGATAAAATAAGTCAAACACCTGGTGGTGTAACACAAAAGGACTTAGATAATTATTTTAGTTTAACATCGGGTAAAGGTGGTATTGATCCACTTACAGATGAGACTGTAGACGCACTTTTTTATGAACAACCAGGAAACGATAGATCTCCTCAAGAAACAGATCCATGTTTAGGACCTAACCCGCCTGCATATTGTAATGTAGGCAATGACGATGACGAAGATGCAACAGATCCAAGAACAAACTTTTATGGTCTTTCACCTAGAATAGGTGGATCTATGTTTGATTTTTCTGGACTTGCAGATGGAGGAAGAGTAGCTGCTATGGATGGTGGAATTATGGACGTGGCAAGAGAAGAAATGTTTTTAGGTGGTATAGCAAAAGGAATTAAAAAAGGATTAAAAAGTGTTACTCGTGGTCTTAAAAAAGTTGTTAAATCACCAATAGGTAAAGCTGCACTATTAGGAGCTGTTGGATACGGTTTAGGTGGCGGTACATTTTTT